CTCTGAAAACGATCGCTTATCGGTCGACGTAATCCGCCCATTTGATGTTCCAGACGCGGATCTTTCGATAGATCCATACGTTCTTGGCGCATGGCTTGGAGACGGGAATGCGAATGCGGCACGCATTACGGTGCATGTCGATGACCTCCCTCATTTGACGGAGCGCCTAAAGCAAGCTGGACATAAGATTGAAGTGGCGCATAAGCGCGGCAACACGGCATTGTTGTCCATCGATGGCCGTGACAGGTCAGCTTATTGCATACGCAGTCATGATAGGGCGGCTGTTGGAGTGTACCGCCACGGATGTGTTGAATGTCGTAAGCAGGAACGCAGAAGCAAGTCAAGCGGTGTTCCGATGGACCCGGTTAGGGTTTCTGGAATGGCGTGGGCGCTCAGGAAGCTTTCCTTGCTATCTGATGATGCGGGGAAGAAAGCCGGGAACCACAAGCACATTCCGTCGGTGTACTTGCGTGCGTCCAAGCGTCAGCGCATGGATTTGCTGCGCGGACTTATGGACACGGATGGCTACTGCGACAAGCGCGGAACTGCTCAGTTTTGCAATACAAACGAGGAATTAGCTGGACAGGTTTTTGAGTTGGCATGTTCGCTTGGGCTAAAACCAAAGCTCGCGACACGTCAAGCAAAGCTTAATGGTAAAGATGCTGGGCCTGTATGGTATGTGCAGTTCCAGGCTGGCTTGAATCCGAGCCCGTTTAGTTTGCCGCGTAAAGTTCAGCGTTGTCGTGAGCGTACTTCACGCGCTGATTCGCATTTCATCAGGAAGGTTGAACGTGTTGCCTCGGTGCCAACTTCGTGCATTCAGGTCGATCATCCGGATGGACTATATGTAGTTGGGCGGGATTGGATTACGACGCACAATAGTTCCATCATTACGCAGGGCGGCAGCATCCAAGAAATCCTGCGCGATCCCGAAATCACGATCGGGATCTTCAGCCACACCAAGCCGGTCGCAAAGAAGTTTCTGATTCAGATCAAGCACGAGTTTGAGACGAATGAGCTTCTGAAGCAAACGTATCCGGAGGTGTTGTGGGCTAACCCGGAGCGCGAGGCGCCGGGATGGAGTGAAGAGAAAGGCATCATCGTCAAGCGCAAGGGGAACCCGCGTGAGGCGACGATCGAGGCGCATGGGCTGACAGACGGGCAACCCACGGGGGCGCACTTCAAGCTGCGCGTCTACGATGACGTGGTGACCCTGGAATCTGTCAATACGCCGGATCAGATCTCCAAGACAACCATGTCATGGGAGATGTCGCAGAACCTTGCGGCAATTGACGATGGGAAGCCTGGGCGTGCATGGCACGTTGGCACGCGGTACAAGTTCGGCGATACGTATGAAGATCTGCAAAAACGCGGATCGCTCAAGCCGCGGCTTTACCCAGGCACGAAGGACGGCACTGCCCATGGCGAACCGGTGTATTGGTCGCAGGAGATCATGGACAAGAAGCGTCGGGATATGGGCCCGACGGTTTTTTGTTTCCCTGGGCACACGCCAGTTTTGATGTCAGATGGCACAGAGAAAGCAATCAAAGACATCACTGCCGGAGAACATGTTGTCGGATTCACTATTGTTCATGGACGCGGCAAGAAGGGACGTTATGTCCCAGCCGAAGTCAAGTATGCGGGATCGCGTCCAAGCGGACCTGTTATACGCGCCCACTTTGAAGACGGGACATTCGTTGAATGTACGCCGGATCACAAATGGTTCACTTCGCGATCGGATGTTGACGGGAGAAACCTGTACTCCCCACTTGGTTTTGAGTACGGCAAGCAAGCACGCATAAATCGCATGTACTTCATAGCAGGAGAATGCCCTGCTCCAAGACTTGCGTACTGGCTTGGCGGGATATTTGACGGTGAAGGGGCTGTTTCAAACAAAGTAATTCATCTATCTCAGAGCCCAGCACATAACCCAGAGGTATGCTTCCGGATAGAGGAAGCGCTTGCGGCGCTCGGTTTTGATTATGGCGTGCACAATCGCCCGGCCAGCACAGCTAATGGTAGGAACGCTAAGGAAGGAAGATCGTACTATCTGAAGGGTGGCCGAAAAACCATGCTGCGATTTTTGCAGTGGTGTCGTCCTGCAAAATGGTCGCGCATCATGGACGCTGTGTTTTCTGTGCGGCGGTCGGACGAGGCAAGGCTAACGCGAATTGAGCACCTAGAACCACAGGTTACGTACAACATAGAGACGTCTACGGGCAACTATATTGCGTGGGGTGCATTAGCCAAAAATAGTGCTCAGATCCTTCAAAACCCTGTGCAAGCCGGCGCGGCAATGTTCCGCAAGGAATGGCTACGCTTCACGGACATTCGCCCTGCAACGCTGAACATCTACATCACGGTGGATCCGGCGAATTCGATGAAGCGCGGATCCGATAACACGGCGATGGTAGTGACCGGGATTGACGCGCAGGGCAATCGTTACCTGCTCGACGGGTACTACCATAAGATGGGGCTCACCGATCGCTGGAGGCACTTGCGCAGGCTTAGGCGCAGGTGGGCGCGCATGCTTGGTGTGCAGTGCCTTGAAGTAGGGTACGAGCGCTATGGCATGCAGTCGGACCTGGAATACTTCAGCCAGCAGATGGAAGAGGACGGGGACGTTTGGACGATCCGCGAGCTCAACTGGTCTCGTAACAGCAATCAATCGAAGCGGGACAGGATTCAGCGGCTCGAGCCGCACTTTGCGTCAGGGGCGTACTACCTGGCTGCGCAGGTTGATGGGCAGACGAAGAACCAAGCCCGGATGGTCGATCTGGGGCAGCCCTGGCGCGTTTTCGCGCCGGTGCGCTGCAAAAACGAAGAGGGACTTCCATACTCGATCAACAAGGTGTTCCTTGATGAATACCTTCACTATCCGATGAGCGGAGGCAAAGACGACATCCTCGACGCGGCATCTCGGGTCGAGGACATGGACCCGATGCCGCCGATCATTGTTGATGAGAGCGCGATTGAACCGGAAGCGTTTATCGATGGGATCTAACTAACTATGGCAACGCCTTCATTTACAACGATCACATGGGCGCAGCTTGTGGCGCAAGCCGAAGCGCTTGAGAACGACGAGCTCCGTGATGACCCGTTGCTCCCGACTCACAGTCGGCAAGTGCGATACGAATTCACCAACGGAACTGATTTCTACATTGACGCCAACAGACCGTACACCTACGACGAATGATCACTACAGCAAACGCATATGAGGAAGTCACCGCAAAGAACATCGCGGGCACCCTGGACAAGTATTACCCAGGGCACTTGTGGGCGGTACATGTCGACGGGCAACAGGGAGTTGCCTCGATCCAAAACATGATGCTGCAGGGGAAATGGGGTTTCCGTATATTTCTAGGCGAGGAGATCTCGGCGACCGACTTGGACAAGATTGTGATGCGAGCGGGAGGAGAGATACTGGAGCGCTATCGTCAGAGCCGTGGCAGGGCTGATCAGGATGCGCTAGGGGCGGTGCCGACGAATTTTCGCGGGCATGCAATCCCGGATCTGTAAGACGGAAAGCGCTCATGATCGATCTTGAGGGCGAAGACGACGTCTTGTGGGAAGACGATGATGACGCCCTGGAGATGGCTCGCGCTGCGTATAGCAATTCCACGACCTACTTTGATTCGAGCGTGCGCAAGGTGCTCGAAGAGGATCTGCGGCGCTTCAAGGGACTGCATCCGCCTGGAAGCAAGTACCTATCGGAGACCTACCGCGCTCGGTCCCGGTTGTTCCGCCCCAAGACCCGTTCTGCGATTCGCAAGAACGAAGCTGTTGCAAGCGAGGCGTTCTTCAGCACCGTCGATGTCGTCTCCGTAGCGCCAACCGACGACGCCGATCCGGTACAGCGGGCTAGCGCCGACGTGCTGAAGGCTGTCATGCAGTACCGGTTGACGAAGAGCATGCCGTGGTTCATGACGCTCTTGGGGGCGTATCAAGAAGCACAGAATGTCGGTGTCGTGATCTCCCGGCAGGACTGGGTTTTTGATCCGATGCGCAAGATTGATCGTCCAGAAGTGACGCTCATTGCGCCTGAAAATTTTCGCTTTGATCCGGCTGCATCATGGGTTGATCCGATCAATACCTCTCCGTATCTGATCGAGATGATGCCGATGTATCTCAAGGACGTTCGCAAGCGGATGCGCCCGAATCCAAAGAGCAATCAGCCGCCTTGGGTCGAGATCGAGGATAAGGCGCTCACGACGGCGGCGAAGAAAATGGCAGACAGCATGACGCTGCTGCGTGACGAGCCAGGCGTAGCCAGAACGGACCAGCCCTCGGATATCTCCGACTACTCGCTAGTGTGGGTGCATCGGAACATCGTCGAGCACGAAGGCATCGACTGGATGTTCTACACGCTGGCGACAGAACATCTGCTGTCGAAGCCCGAGCCGCTCATGGTGGCGTATGCGCACGGGCGCCGCCCCTACGTGATGGGCTACTCCCAGATAGAGGCGCACCGGCTATACCCTGGCGGACCGAACCGGCTTGGGAAAGACGTACAGCAAGAGATCAACGAGATCGCGAATCAGCGCATCGACAACGTCAAGTTCGCGATGAACAAGCGGTACTTTGTTCAGCGCGGGAGGCAAGTCGATATTCGCAGCCTGCAACGCAATACGCCGGGCAGCGTGACGCTGATGAACGATCCGTACAAGGACGTGAACATCGTTAGCACGCCGGACGTTACATCGTCTTCCTACGCCGAGCAAGACAGGCTGAATGTGGATTTCGACGAAGTCGTCGGTTCATTCTCGGGATCTTCGGTCGCCACCAATCGCAAGCTGAACGAGACGGTTGGCGGCATGCAACTGATTACCGCCTCGACGAATCAGATCGCGGCCTATCAGCTTATGACGTTCGTCCAGACGTGGGTAGAGAACACGCTGCGCCAAGTTGCGCTGCTGATTCAAGAGTATGAGACGGACGAGGTAGTGCTGGCGCAAGCGGCACGCAAGGCGAACCTCTTTGAGCGGTTCGGAAACGATGTCGTTGTAGATGAACTACTTCGCCAAGAGTTAACCGTCAATATCGACGTAGGGATGGGGGCGACAAATCCCGCCGCGAAGGTCCAGAACATCATGACTGGGGTAAATG